ACCATCTTTCGATTGGCTTCAATGTGCTTGATTGCATCATTAGCTGCTTTAATTGATTCAGCACTCATGTCGTATGAGAGCTTGTCTTCGATGGCTTGTGGTGCTCCTTCAATCATGCCCTGAGCACGAAGCACTTCTGCAGAGTTTAAAGCCTTGTAGAACTCGGAAATGTTTTCTATATTCGCGTTGTTCATAGTGTTGATTTTTACGTTGTTTTTAATGAAGGGCCGTCTGATTAACGGCCCTTTGTTATTTGTTAAAACGGAAAGCCGTCGTCTTCAGTTGACTCAACATTATTATCAAGAACAAATGTCACCTTAGTCACTGGCTTGCTAATTCTCGCAATCCATTCGTCAGACATCTTGATTTTATCCTGGATAAACTCTGGTAGCTGATTGAATACAGCCTCATCGTGCTCTTCGGTATTATAACACAAAGCACTGTTGAATGCAGGAGGACAAACCAAACCTTTTGGCACTGGAGACATACCGATAATGTTTGCATAGGTTGCATCTCCTTTGGTCACATGCGTAATGTTAACCATGCAAGGCTTTCCAAGTAGCGTAAAGATGTCGAAGTTCTCCGCGATCTCATTGCTCATCTTTTTACCTGCCCAAGATTCGATATCTCTGCGGAGTACAGCCTTCTCATTCATCGATAGGTTGTAGATGCTGCGAGCATAGAATGGCTTCTCGCCTTCGCCTTCTGCGAATTGGTGCAGCTCTGTCGGCAGTTCAAAGATGAATTGCACTTTGCGTTTTTTACCCGGAAATTGTCCAGTTTGCATTGTTGTTCCGAGATCAACAATTTGGTAACATCTTGCAACAAACGCTCCTTCTGGTGCGATTGCTCGGGAGGTGTTATTCCCTGAGGGTGCTTTTAAGCCCATAGTTAAAATTGATTTATTAGTTGATTGAATGATACTTGAGTATTGTGCAGTGTCTTCTGATACATCTTGAAGAACTCGCCAACGCTTAAAGGATGGTAAGTACGAACTGATTCATGTAAGCCTTGAGTCATCTCTTTCGAGAATTGACGAACAAGGATTAGTGATGATTTGTCGCATCTCTGAAATAGACCTTGATGACAACCGTCTTGAACGATTGTTAACATGATGCCAGATAGATGATCGTAATTGAAGAACTGCGTTCCGTCGTGTGATTTGAAAAAAGTGTTCATAGATTTATGAGTAAATGATTGAATGATTGATAGGCAAATGTAATTCTTATTTTGATTCCCACAATACGCAATCAAAACTATTTAAACGCAATAATCCTAACTAGCACATTATCAAGCGAATTATTTTGCAGTCACTCCAACAACAACCCCAATCAGCACTCCAACTCCTACTTTGAAGGCCGTTGTTTGATGCCACTTTTTATCCTCCTTGATGTATATGTTGCTCATTCCGGTGATCTGGACATTCGGATTATCAACCGCCATGCGAACAACTGTGTCCTTCTTTTTCAGGATCCGGTTGAAGAAGCCAGTGCGCATCGTATCACCAACAGCATATGTGAACTTGGCAGGAATCACAAGCGAATCAATCTGCAACCATCCGAGGCGATTGATCATGCCGCCGATTGTATACCATTGCGTGTTCTTTAGGAATGGCTTTGGCAGTTGAATATAGGGTTTGCCTTCCACCATCACCGTATCACCCAACTTGATTTGCGTTTTGATGACCGTCCTCGTTTCAATCTTCACCACTTCTGATGCGTTCTTCACTTTGACTTCGAGCTCTGCAATCTGCTGCGCTTGTTTGGCTGCATCAGATCCTGCCTGAGCGATTATCTTCTTCTGCGATGCTATAACTACCGAGTCTTCATAAATCGTATGTTTAAGGCGATAATCTGACTGCACGCCATCGCTGCAAGTTTTAAGGAGTAAAAACATGAGCACAATCAATGCGCCCTCAAAAATTGTATTAGTACGTACAGATGCCATGTTTAATGAGTTTAATAAGTTCCTTTGATGACTCCCAGAATAGTCGCTTATCCTTGAGTTCCAATTGAAGTATCTGCAATGCAACACAAACAGGCATGCCTCTTTCAATGACATATAAAGCGGCAATGTTTACCAATCTCTTGTCCGCTTCCAGGTCACTCATAACTCGCGAGCTGCTTTTTTGATGAGTATCTTTATTGCATCATCAAGCTTGTTGACTGATGTATTAATCATATTAAGCACATCCTTCTTATCAACCTCGCTTGCTTCTTGATGCTGCATGAGCATCTGGATAAGTCCAGTAATGTTGGTCAATGGCTGACGAAGTTCATGGCTCAGCATAAAGCGAAACTCCTCAAGAAGCACTCTTTGCCGCTCATAATCATGCGAGCTGATGCTTGTCACATCTACCATCTGGATGCCGACAAAGTGTAAAGTGTCAGCAATCGCAAAGCAATTCCACACATTATATCTGTCGCTTGTATTCTTCTGTCGTGTACGAGCATAGACTCTTGAAGGCTCAGGAGATTGCTTGCGAGCTCGCTCAATTGCTTCAATGAAATCATCTTTATCACCTTCGATGCTTATGATGTCGATTATCTTCTTCGGCTTGATGTGGCTTACATAATTCTTGAACAGCTCATTGTTGGACACGATCTTCCCATCTTGATCGGTCACCACATAGAAGAGGTCAATGGAATGCTCTAAGATGAATAGCGAAGACATTGCTTGAGTTCGCTATAAAGATTGGACCAAGCAGGCAAAGAGCTCCACGCCCATTGCGCAGTGAGATAAATTGTAAAAGTCAACAGCATTCCCATCACAGGCCCATCCATTGTCGGCTTATAATCGCAGTATTCTGTCTTTGGTTTGATGATAATCTTTTGCTCTGGCTTCGGATGCACTAAGAATGCAGAAGTACTCGGCTTGATGGTGTCGCTTACGTAGATTTTTTGCATTGGTATTGGCTCTGGCATTGGTTCATCAGCAGGCAACTCGAAAGTTTGCCCCCATTGATTAGTGCAATAGTGCTTGCCAAAGATAGTGAATTTCTGCATCGATTGATACAAGATTTGTGGCTCCAATTTAATCACGTGATGATGCGTATGCACCTTGCAACCAATGCCCACAACGCAGCCATTGTCAAGTGTAGTGATTACTGTATCTCTTCCGTCATACATTGTCGCTTGCTTTTGGTATGTATCCTGCGGCAACCATTGCGGCCACAATTGCTGCAAGTGTCTCTGTGCCTATCTGTTTAAAGATAAGCGCAAAGACAGATCCAAGAATAACCAAGCTGCCAATGGTAGGCCTCCAATACTTGAGCAGTATATCAAGTACTTGCTTAAACTTGCTGACTCTCCTTGCCATATCAAGTTAAACGATTGATCCGAAATAGAGTTGCGCTTCTTTCTTTCTTCTTCTTACAAGTCCTGTTGAAACTTCACCACCTGCTCTGTTCCACTTGGCAAACTCCGCTGCAATTTTCGGATCATTCGGATTGGCTTTAATAAATCTCAACAGCTGCGACTTAGCAAGATTTCCTGCACCTAGGTTATAGGTAAAACTTACAAGCGCATCGAATTGATTCTGATTAAGCACAACGCCATTGAGCAATCCAATCACGCTGCCCTCAAACTCCTTAAGATGATCAACAAGTAACTGATTCGCTTGCTCTCTGGTAATGGTTTGCCCGAGCTTCACCTTAGTGCCATCATGGTAATACGTTGCACCGTATCCAATGGTTGGTACTCCTGCGCTGCATAGGTATGATGTCAGTCGCAACCCCTCAAACTCCTGTATGAGACGGATGCCATTCGCAGAGGTCCTCATTAGTATACTCGGATTTCGAAGTACATATTAGTGAACACATCTTGCACTCCACCACCATTGCCATAGTTGTAGAAGAATATTTCACCTCCAGAATTAATTAAAGTTACAACAACAAAGCAATCATTGTATGTACTTCCTCCAGGAGTTGCCAATACAAAAGTATTTGACTCACCAAATAAAGCTACTGATGGATCACTTGGTCCTCCTGAAGTTGTATAAATCTTATAGTATCCAGTAGATTGTCTTGCTATATGAATATAAGCTGCACCTAATGTATTCTCAAACTCATAGGTAATTGTTGGATCAGCAGTTCCAGTCTGCGAAATTTTACCTACCCAATTATTTTGATATGGTCTATTGATAACTGGATTAATTGGATCAGTATTGTCAACCATATCCCCTGTAACAGATTCAACAAATCCAGATGCAGCAGGAACAAGTGCAAGGATGTCATCAACCGTTGTCTGCTTCGATGTGCCTTGAGGGCTTTCAGATGTATCAGATACATCGACAATGTATAATTTATCTGCACCATCTGGTATTGATAATGCTCCTAAGTCGGTAATTTTTACTCCTGCCATGATGTTAGTTGTTTAAGATGTAGTTAACAGCGTCAGCTGATGAATTGAATTTAATTGAGTTAACGGTGAACTGCTCGATGTTGATTAGGAAGATACCGAGAGTCGTACCTAAGTGATAGGTATTGTCATCAACAACCTCGCACAATTCAACTGGAGAGTCAATCACTTCAAGAACCGATGTGTTAAAGGTTACGTATCCACCTTCGAGAGTTATATCTATCATATTATTGTCATTGAAATTAGTGAAATTACAGACGAGTCACTTGCAGAACCATTCTGCACTGCCCCAATTATATACTGGTTAACAGTCCAATCTATTGCATTAGCTGGGAATTGATTATTAGTATAGTCATTTGATAGATTGACTGACCCAAGCATTATCTCTGTATTTGTTGTCGCATTTTTTACTGCTGCTGTTCTTATCAATTGTTGAGATGCTGCACCTACTTGACCTGAACTATAAGTTCCTAACAAAATTGGAGTTCCACTTAAATTGTTGGTAGTGTTTGCATATATTCTTATTGTCCAAATAGCTGCTCCTCCAGTTTTTCTACCTCTTAATTTAAACTCAAGAATATTTCCAAGGACAACTGAGTTAGCTGTAATAAGTACCGACTGACTAAATGTATTATTAGTTCCACTTGATGCAGAGCCATCAGTCGTGTTTTTATAGATGCCCATTGTGGCATACTGCGGAATGTTCAATGTTGCTCCTACCAATGTCGCTGCTCCACTTGTTCCAGTGGTAGTCAATGTGATGGCGTTCTGTTTTGCATTCCAAGTTGATGCACTTGCAATACGAGCATCTGCCAATGTTCCGGTCCATCCCAATGTCAGCGATGTTGCTGCAAGGAGTGATGTACTTGGTGATCCTCCAAGAGTTAATGTCACATTAGTATCATCAGTCTTGGTAAGTGCTGATGGTGTTACTGATGGTATGGTTGGAAATGTAGCAAGTGATAAATCACCTCTGAAATATTGAGATGTTGTACCAGTTGTTATTGCATTCTGCTTGCCATTAAAAGTTGACCAATCAGCACTACTCAATACTCCTCTATTAGATGCAGATGCAGTTGGTAGATTAAATGTCTGTGTATTACTACTTGATGTTATATTAAAGTCAGTACCACTTGTTCCTGTTGCAAGTGTCTGCGTTGCTCCTGTCTGTATGTTACCCGATGTACCTAATCCTGTAATACCAGTTCCTGCTAATATCCCTGATTGTTGTGTTATAGTTAGTATAGTTGATTGCACAGCAGGGTGTGCTAATGGACTTGTTTGAACAACTTCAGATAGTATAGACATACCTGTATCAGCACTACCCCAATACAA